TCCAATACCAATATGAACAGTTCCTACACCAGTATTAGACCCAAAAGTAGAGAATCCTAATATCCGACTATTACCTCGGATATCAAGATCACTCATACCAGTGATGATACCTAATGATTCAATGTTTATTACTTCTCTCTTAAAGATAGTACCGGCAACATTAATATTACCGTCAAAATATGCTACTGTATCAGTTGTACTTGCACCACCGACATATAATGAATAATCAGATCTTGCTGTAGTAGCAATACCTACATTCTTAGTCGTGCTGACACCAGCAGAATCCGATGCCCATGTTCCCCCAGCTCCAGCAGATCCACCTGCTGCAGGAGCCCATTTGTTAATCTCAGTATCCCATGCTAGGACCCATCCATCAGTTGAAATACCAGTTCCTGCATAACCAACATCCTCAAGGTCGGACATAATCCGAGCACCACCGCCACCAAAGGTTGAGAGTTGCTGCTGAACTCTATTAATGAATAATCGATAATGTTGCTGTAACTGATCTAAGGTTACATAATCTTGATCTAAAGGAGTTAATGGATCAGAATTCTTTACATCAGGTGGAATATTTAAAAGACCTTCTTGAAGAAGTTTATTCTCTTCATGGAGAGACTTATTCTCCTCATGAAACTGTGATAAAGACTCTTTTAATTCTTGAACTTTTAAATCAAGATCTTCCTTTACACCAATTAAATTCTTTTCATTTATCTTACTAACTGTTTCGACAAGTTCCTCAACTTGTATAGTATCTACAACCTCTTGAAACTGTTTTGATAATCTATCAATATGTTTCTCATTTACGGTAAAATCGACATGTAAATTTTTAACCTTCAGACCAACTTCTTCCTGAAAAAGATCTATCTCACTCTTTAATTCATTATGGAAAGTAGAAGTACTTGCATCTAAATTTTCTTGTATATCACATAGATTTTCAGTTAAATGATTTTCTACCCCAGAAACTCTTGTAGCAAAAGATTCTAATTTAGTAAAATATTCTCCTAATTTTTTATCACTCTCAATCTCTCTATTTCTAAAATCCTTCCTATAATTATTGGAGAGTGCCTTGGATTCATTTACAATAGTTTGGATTTTAGCAATCTGTTCTTCCAGAACATTTTTTACTATGCCTTCCTTCTCATTAATATTATCTTGAAGGTAAGTAACTCCCTCCGTAATAGTATCAATTCTCTTATCTAAAATTAGTACGTCGGATGCTAAAAGACCGGTTACTTTTTTTATTTCCTGCTCGGCTTTGAGTTTAGACTCAACCAGATTTTTTCTATAATTTTCTGCAACCTTCTCAAATCCTTCTTCTATCCCTTCTAAATTTTCCTTATAACTTGCATCGATAGATTCTACTACACCCTTTAAACTTTCCTCAACTTTCTTCTCACTTTCATTAATTCTTTCTTCCGTCTTTAATTCTGTATCAGCAAAAAACTTCTTATACTCAGGTAAATCTTTTTCAAGTAGAGTTTTTACTCTACTCCCAATCGACTGAATATCTTCTTTAAGAGAAGAAAGACTTTCTTCATTCAATGCCTCAACATTGGCAGCAATATCAGAGATATCTGTGTAGATATCTTTTCCTAGTTCCTCAAAGGATTGTTTTACATCTTCCTTAAATCCACCAAATCGTTCATCAATTCTCGTTTCAGAATTAACAATTAATTTCTTATATGCCGGGACTTCTTCCCCTACAAAATTACTTACTGATTCTGCTAGAGTTTGAAACTCTTCTTTTATTTCTAATACTGACTTAGAATTTAAGGTCTTAACTCTATCTTGAACATCTCTTATTGCTTCTTCTACAAAAAGAAGATGAGCCATCATGGCATCATCAAGATCCTTCTTGCTCGTAAGATTTTGAATACTTTCTCTTATTTTTTCAACACTAGTAGAAAGAGTCTCTACCTTTTCTGCATTTGCTTTAAAGGTATCAACTGACTCTACAAAATCATTTAATGATTGTATATTGTTTAGATTATTCTTAAACGAATCAAAGGCTTCGGAAATTTTCTCTACCTGTTGAGGCTTCGCATTCTTCAACTCTTCCTTTACATCATCAAAGGAAGAATTGGGATTTTTATCGTAAAATTCTGACGGCTTCTTAAGTGGCACTTTGATATTCGTTATCCATAGTTATATTTATTTCAGAAAAAATCAGTCAGATTTTTTGTCTTGTTGTTTAATTAATTTAGCTAAATCTGCCGTAGAACCAACGAATAATGCATTGGTTACGTTATTAGGACCTTTCTTTTCTTTCTCTTCATTAACATCCTTTAATTTCTGTTGTAAATCTAACAACTTATCAGTTGCATCTGAAACACTTTTAATTAACTGACCTGCTACTTCATATGCTCTAGGCATTTCACTTTCTTGAGCAATTTCAAGAATACCATTAATTGCTTCTTGTCCTTTCTCAATTATACTATAAAGATTACCTCTTGTATACTCATAATCTTTTTCAATATCATCTTTAGTAAGTCTATCAGGTTTTTCTCTTTCAACGATAGTAGTTTCTTCTTCTATTACTTCAGGAGTAATGTTAAAAGTCTTATCTAACTTATTATATTCTTTAGTCATGGTCATGTAATTGTCCCATCAAATCCAAAGTCATCTCCTTCAGGGATATATTCCCTCTCTACTGCTTGATCAATAAACTTAACAGGTGATCCCTTAACATGGATGGCAGCAGTGGTTCCATCCATACCTCTCTTAATAACTAATTTATTACCATCCACACGTTCAATTTGCACCTCTTCACCTTCTAAATCTAAGTAATCTAATGCCTTAAGAGATCCGATGGCATCAACTTCCATAGTAAGATCAGTAGCAGTAATGTCATCTGCTAGAAGAGTGGTAATATCTCCTTCATATGCCTGGATTGCTCTTGGAAGAACACTGTATGTAAGATCTCTTCTGGTATTAGCAATATCCTTACCAGTAAGATAGTTAACCTTAACAGACCGAATAATATCGTCTGTAGCAGAGGAAACAGGACCGAATAGATAAGTCTTTGCACTAAACCTTAAAGTATAAAGAAGAACTCTCCTCTCCATGAAATCTCCTTCATAATCATCCTGCATTGTAACATTTTCCAGGATAATAGGTATATCTCTCTTTTCGTTAATACTTCCTACTAGATTTACAGTTACCGTATAAGCAGGTTGAAAATAAGGTAATATTTGTTCTACAATTTGTAATGCATCATCATTTAATTTGCACATAACAGCAAGTTCAAATTGCATATTATATGGAACAGGCATATATGCTTTACTAGTGTTCTTATTAGTAACAGGATCCTTTACAAGAAATTTTTGAGTAGTAGTAACTTTTCTAGAAGGATCATAAGTAAGTCCAGTAAACTCAAAAGACATCCTTGGCAACGTTATTGCCGTGGATTTATTTAAATCTGGTGATTGAGTTAAACGTGCTAAAAATTTCTGAGTAGGTCCATAGGCCAACGGAACCTTTGTTGCATTAGCAATGGTTCCACCATCAGTTGTTTTAACAGTAATCCCATTAAAAAGAGTACCAAAAGAAATAATGGTTTTTCTCAGTATTTCGTGATAAAAATATTCAAACATTTTTAGATACCTGTTATCTTATATTTATGGAGTACCAAAAGGATTCTGCTCAGTGAAATCTAAAATTTCATCCGCAGCAGTTTCTATATTAAAGTTATCGGCATATTCATCATTATCAGGATCTACACTAATTAATCTAATTACTTGTGTAGCACCGGATTTGGATCCAGTAACTGTTTCACCGATCTGGAATCCTGTGCCTCCCACAGTGGCTACTTCTAATACATTGGTATCATCATCCCATACTCTTACTCTTGCCGTAGTTGTAGTAGCAGATCCAGTTACAATCTCATTAAAGATGAAGTTACCACTAGAACCGAAATTAGGATCAGCCACGGTTATGGTCGGTGCAATACTATATCCAGCACCAGCATTGGTGATTCTAATAGCAGTTATAGTACCGGCAGTACTTACAACAGCAGTAGCAGCAGCACCAGCAGTTGTAACACCTGCCTCGAATATTTCATTACTAAATGTAATTTGAGGTGAAGTAGTAAATCCACCACCACCAATTAGTCCCCCCGCAGTGGTCATAGTTATAATACCAATACCACCATCAGAGATAGAAGAAATACCAGTAGCACCTGCTCCTGTATTGCTAACAAATCTAATTATTGGAGCAACTGTATATCCAGCACCAGCATTATTCAGATCAGCATTCTGAACCGATTTAGCACCTGGATTAACATTATCATTACATGCAACAATTCCACCAATCATTCTTACACTAGCAATACCGGTTATTCCTGCTGTTGGTGCAGAGGATATAGCAACTCGTGGAACATCAGTATATCCACCACCTCTATTACCTATAGTAATAAATTGAATACCACCATCTACAACACCTGTTATAGCACTTACACTGACTCCAGTACCCACCATAGTAAGGGTCTGAGTTGGTCCCATAATAGTAGAGACTCCATCAATCTCACCGTCAGACTCATCACCTATAAGTGCATCATCAATCTCTTCAATACCTGTATCAATAACTTCATCTTCGTAACGGAAGAGTTCACATCTCAACTCATAGATATAAGTTTTCTGTAATTGATAAAATGGTTTCTCATGCTCTACAAACTTAATTTCAAATAAACGATCTCCTAGTGGGAAATAAATCAAATCCCCCTCTTTAGGTCTAGTTGTCAATTTTACATTTGACTCATTCTTTATCAAAGGTTCAATATAAGTATCCCATCTTTCCTTAGAAATTGTCAAAGTTATTTCATTAGTCTGTTGAATACCAAACTTTGACATAATAACAGGATTATCTCCATATCCATCATAAGTATCTACATATGCTTCAAGTGGATATGCATCATCAAACTTAGACTGAACTACCTCTCTTATAACAGTCGTTTCAGTCATATATTTACGAGGTATATAATGCACCTCAACACCATACATCTTCAACTGTTCGTTGATAAGATCCTGAACCAAATTTTGTTCAGAGCGAGCTCCTTGTTGAAAGTATGGATTCA